GGTTTATCTGCTAATATCTCAGCTAGTTTTTCTTCTCTTATTACACCGGCTTTTAGGTCGTGTGTAAAATTTTTATTTAGTTCGTATTTTTTCTTAGTTATCATTCTTATCATGAAAATGCAATAACAACATTGCATAGTGTATTATTTTTAATATATCTTTTCTAGGTGTGCCCTTTTTATCATATCTAGATGCATACTTTAGTATGTTACTTCTACAAAAAGCTGGCGCATCACCACAAGCATCGATAAAGTCTAAAGTCTGTACTTCACCTTCACTGTAATGTTCGTCGTATGTATTGTTTACATACTCAGATATTTCTTTTATTATTTGCTCTTCGTTATACTTGCCCATTGTCTTTATATACTATCAGTTTTTTAGTCCCAGTCAATCAAATCGTCAAAGGTCAGTGGCTTCAAATCTTTCTTTACCGCCCATGAGCCTTGAAATATCTCCATATCCACATCTAATGGGATATCTAAACTATTATTTTTTAACAGCTCTTTTATTTTATATGGAACACTTTCTAATTCCGAGTCGTGTATCTCACATATAATCTCATCATGTACCTGTAAGAGTAGATTACTTTTTTTACCCTCTAGGTATTTATCTACTTCTAACATGCGCTCACTCAATAAGTCTGCGCTAAGACCTTGAACGAGATAATTTACACCTTTGTATCCAAAGTCTCTTTGTATTTTATATAACCGTCCATATTTACTTCTTATTTGTCCATCTAAGGCCACCTTGTTTACGGCTTTATCAAAAAAATCTTTTGAGCCTTCCATTGCAGCGAAATATTGTTTTTTATATTGACCGGCTTCTCGTGGCGAAGTATTTAATTGTTGGGACAGCTTTGTATTGCCTATTCCATATATAGTCCCAAATGTTATTGCCTTAGCCGCCTGACGATATTCTTTAAACTTCTCAGAAGACTCATCTACTTTAAAAGCTAACTTAGCAGCTTCACTGTGAAAATCCACATCATCTTTAGATAATATTTCATCTATTTTTTTATTCCGAAAGTGGTACATAAAAACTCTTACTTCCATTTGGCTGTAGTCAAACCCTACTAGTGAGTAACCCTTCCGGGGTACAAACAAGCGCCTAATTGAAATTTGAGAGGAATCTTGACTGTCATAGGATTCATCCCCCACAAAAGACCACGTTTTTAAAACATCATCGGATAACTCCGTATTCATGGAAATTCCTTTAGCGCTCACAGTGGCAGCAATCTTCCCTTTTATATTAGCCCGTTCTTCTTCAGATAAATCCCGCTCCCCCAATTTAAAATGATTTCGTGGAATGTTTTGAAGATTCGGACCTCGACTAGATAATCTCCCTGTAGCAGTGCCCCAATTACAAAAAGAGGTGTGCATCACATCAGTGTCCACGTAAGGCTCTATATAGGTAGATACGAGCTTCTCTAGAGTCCTATATTGTCTAATAAGACCAGCTAGTCTGTGGTTTATACTTACTAAGGCTGCTTCACTCCATGAATCCTTACCTTTTGGAGTCTTTACTGGGGACTCTATACCTAAAGAAGTAAACACCTCCCCAATTTGCGCTGGACTAGATACATTAAACTCTGTGTCAGCTATTCTAAATATTTCTTGTTCAACCTCTTGCAACCGTTGACTTATTGAATCTTTAGACCTTTTAGCATAATTTACATCAATAGGTATACCTCGACGTTCCATCTTATATAAAACTTTTGTGAGGTCACATTGCATATCAAAAATACGTTGTTGTTTAGTTCTTTGGACTTCTTTAGTAAATCTTTCATAAAGGTCTGCGGTCAAAGACACATCCTTTTTACAGTACTCCCCTAAAATATCAGGAGGTGCTAAAGAAAAGTCTTTGTTCCATTTATTAGAACGTAACACTTTCTTAGTATCAATATCATACTGCACTGCTTCGGGACCAACTCTCCTTTTACCTGTAGGAGTTAAGCCAAGTTCTTTTATATCTGAGTGTTCTATTAGACGTGCCATTACAATGACATCAACTAGTTTTTTAGATAAGACTTCTAATCCCTCATTGTTCAGAAAATGTAAATCAAACTTGATATTATAACCAATGTATGTTTTTACTGAATCGTTTAAAAGATTAATAAGTTGTTGTAACTTTTCAAAAGTAAGGTTTTCACCTTGATGGTGTCTGAATGGGTAATATTGCATCAAACCTAAGTGATTAGGTTCACCTACTCCTACCCCGCAAATTTGGTTGGATTTATATGGCTCCAGTCCATTTGTTTCAACATCAACCACCAAGGTCGGTGCTACCTCTAATACCGACCTCAGTGAATCAATGTCGTGTTGAAAGGAGCTATTAGTAACTACTGACAAAACGAGACTTTCTTAAAAAAGTTCGTCGTCGTCTTTGTCGTCAGTCAAACCACCTTCCGGCAAGGTAAATGTGCCGTATCTCTCAAAGAAGTAATCTTTGATTAGTGGTAGGTCATCAAGTTCAGCCATCTTGTCTTCAGGAATTACATCCTGTTTTGGGGTAGCTGTAATTGAGTAAGATGTGTCATACATCCCTTGACCAGTTCTTTTGACTCTTATGACACCTTTATTCAAAGCGCCCCAGTCACTGTAAACATCTACTAGCTGATTCCATATATAGTCACTTCTTCCGAAGCTCAAAGATATGATTCTAAAATCGTTTATATCTTCTCTATACATTTTCTTGCCAGCAGGTCCTTCAACTTCTTCCCAATCGTCATTTCGTTTTTCTGTGTGGATTACGTTATGTACGTATGCCCATACAGCAAACTTGTGTGACGGTCTATTCTCGTCAGGTATGGCGCTTGTGTCCACCCTGTCATCTTTTAGAACGTTAGTAAATCCATTCCCTACTCTTAGGGTGTATAAATAAATCTCGTCTAAAAATTTATCGTCTTCTGCTCCAGTAGCAATTGAAGACATAAACACTTGGTCCCCATCTCTAAACCAAAGCTCCCTTCCGGGCGCATTACTTGCAGAGGCAGGTTTTCTTGTCTCATCTATTCTTTTTTGTATTCGTGCTATACCACTCATGTTATCTCCTATCAAAAAATTGTTGTATTTTTTATCACCTTATGTAATGTTTCGATGTTTCTTATTTCTTGAACATCTTTATAATTTTTGGGTAATCTTAAATATGATAACAAAAATCTACTATTCATGTCAACCGTAGCTTTATCAATGCCTTTTTGACCCGCTGCGTCATTATCTAATGATAAGACTACCTCAGAAGGTCGCAAAGAACTTATGAGTTCTACTTGTTTTCGGGAGATACTTGCTCCCAAAATGGCTAAACTTGAATACCCATGTTGATTCAACCACATACAATCTAAAGCACCTTCTACTAAATAAATTTTATTTGTATCAAGTATTTGATTTATACCAAATAGTGTTTTTGCTTTCGCAAATCCTTTGGAGTACATGTATTTTGGAATAGCGTTTCTTCTTCTTGCTATCCATCCCAACACTTCATTATCTATATTTTTTACAGGTATCATAAAATCTAAGTATTTATTTGTCCTGCAATCCCATCGTTCTATAGTAGATTTATCAAAACCTCTCTCATAAATCCAATGGTTACTTGGCACGTCTTCTAATCCTTCGGGTTCTTCGTATGTCTGTGGTTCTTCTTCAACAATTATTTCGTCTAAGAAGTCCCAGTTCAAATCAAGCTCTTCTTCTTGTATGTCTGCATTTATTGCATCCCAAGATTTGCCTGAATATTCTTTTATAAACCCTTTTAGCCCGCCTTGACCACAGCCAGCAAAACAAATCCATACGCCTTTTTCTAAATTTAATGCGCAAGATTCCCTTCTGTCTTCGTGGAAAGGACAGCTAATCATTACTTCTTCTGTGTTCTCTACTGAGACACCGTATTTCAAAAGGATAGAATGCCAATCAATCAATTTTATTTCCTTTTTGTGGTAGTAAGGAAAAGCACAACTTTATTTACAAACCCGTTCTCATCAACAACTCTTCTGTTCCTGATGTCTCCGACAGTAATTTTTGTTACTGGTTTGCCTCTCCCTTTGCTTTTTCCGGTAGTAACTACTATGTCATCTTCAGTAGTTCCACCTAACCATGAAAAAATTCCCATTATAGGCCTCCTATTCATATTCGACTTCAAAGTCGGATAGTTCATGTATTGTTCCATTATCTACACCCCACTGCATGTATATCCTATCATGCGCTAACTCACCATCTCGATATTTGGCAAATTGAATCAACCTTTTATCGTTATAGTCCTCGACCTTAGCCATCGCAACTGCTACATCAGCGGCTCTTATTAATGCATCCCCAAAAGCAACTTGCGCTGCTGAAGGAGGAAGAAATTCGTTTGAAGCATCTCTGTTAGCTTGTGTTGATACCATGATTGGAGTATTTGTAGATATTGCTAAATTTTTCAACCCGTAAAAGATTCCATGTGATTGCTCCCATGCAGCTTTATCAGTATCCTTTGTTGTAAGTAAGTAAACACCATCAATAACAACAAATTTAGGGTTATGTTTTCTAATCAATCCTGCGATTGACTCTAATGATATTCCGGTTTGCCCAGCTATACCATCACAAACCAATAATGATTGTTTATTAGATTCTTTTAAAAACTTTATATATGATTCTATGTCCATTTCGTCCCCATGACGTATGGCTCTGTGTGAAAAGTTGTACCCTTTCATCTTAGCTAAAGCTACATCTAAACGCATAACAATCTGAGGATTAGGCATTTCAGTAGAAATTAACAAGGTTTTAAACCCATTATGTACCGCAGTTGCCGCTGCATGTACACATAACCACGTCTTACCGACTGTTGGTCTAGCAAATGCTGCAATAAGCTCACCGGGTTGCCACCCTATACCGTTTTGATTAATAAATTTGAAACTTGTGGGTATGCCCATAAGACCATCACCCATTTTTCTACGTGTTTTTCTTTCTTCCCACTCTTGTACACGCTCAGTGGTTCCTTGGTCATACGTTTTGATATCTTCATCGTACACCAAATCAACGTCTGATAAACCACTCATAATATTAGCTATAGCTTGTTTAGGGTTTTCTTTTACTAATTCTCTCTGCTGTTGCACTGTTTTAACCACAGCGCGTTGTAACACTTGGCTTTTAAACATGTCCAGTGCGTATGAGAACGTCTGTGACTTGGCTGTTGGGTCTAAGGTAGGAAAATTTTCTATAAGGACCTCTTCAGTAGGAAAATTACTGTACTTATCCAAATAATCACCAACAAATTTAAATGCGTCGCCATGCTTTGCAAAATCATTAGAATGATAATTAAATTCTTTTAATTTGTCGGCATCGTTTAAACCAAATATTATAGCCGACTCTATAAATTCATAACTAGGGCTTGCCAATCTATTCACCTATCTTTGTATATAAGACTCTATTTAATTCTGAGTATATATAATAATTTACATCAGGTGTATGTAGTTTGTCAATTTCTTCCTTTGCATCATCTAGAGAAGAATACTCTCCAAATAACCAAAAGTTTTGCGGGGTCTTGTTTTCAGCAATAACTCTAAATTGCTGCGAATCCTTCACCCTGCTCTTGGATTTCTGTATCAGTTTCCCTCGTAGCCTCTTCCTTCTCGGCATTTTCAGTCTCCAATCTTTGTAGTATTTTATTCTTTATATTTTCTCTAACTTTATATGAAGAACTATAAAACTCTAAAATCCTATCTGCTAATTGTTGGAAGAAGAGCGTGTCGGGAACTTCACCAAAAACATCATAAAAATCAGCAAAAAACATTACTCGTTTGATAAATTCATGTCGAAGCTTTAAAGTAATCTCATCCATCGTAAGCCCTTTGAGTTTTAGTTCTAAAAAATATTTTTCATTATTTTCTAATTCTTGATTTTCTAACCATAAAGAAATCTCCGTTTCCTCTAAGGTGTCTACAGGATTTATAAGAGCCTGTAAAATTTTAGATGATACATGAAAATTATCACCATCATATGTTTCATCTAAACTTCTTGAGATAGGTATTCTTTGCGCTTTAGTAATTAACGTACGTATAGTGTTTACTAAAGATGTGTGTAAATATGTGTGAAACAAAACTCCCTTAGTCTCATCAAATTTTTTAGCCGATTTTACTAAGGCGATTCTTAGTTCTTGGGCTATATCCTCACGGTCCATACCAATAATATCTGTCGTAGATAACATTTTTTGGATTTTAGGCTCCCATTGAAGGACTAATTTATCGTTTATTTCCATATTGTAATTATATTAGGTTTTTTACAGCTGTCTAGCTGTGCGAGCTTTATGGTAACAAGATAGTGAACAATAGCTGTTTTTAAAGTTTTGATTGTATTTTTGAACTATTTGACTACGTTTACGATAAAAAGGTATTCTACACGTAGCGCAGTTTATTTTTAGGTTATAATATTGAAAGTGACAACTTCCATCATGAACTAATTTTGTACTAAGTTCCCCACATATTTTACAATGCCGAGCATTTTTTAGTTTTTTAGCCCGAAGAGTTGGAACTTCGTTTTGTTTTAGTACTTTAAATACATACTGCCTAGATACCTTAAATGCCTCCCCAATCTGTTGGAGAGTATCATGTGGGTTATCATACCTGTACTGAATAATTTTAGAAGTCGTCGACTGACGCTTGGTCTTTTTCATGTGCTTTTACATCTTCAGATAATTGAGCTTTCCATTTAGCAGCTAAATAATCT